GGGTGGTGTAGTCGTCCCTGTTAAGGCGCGACATTTGTATCTCACGTCCGTTTGTGCCGAAATAAAGCTCACGCAAGGACAAGGTAGTTGCGCCCGTCGCTCTCATACGGTAGTAAGGCACGCTCGCGCCCGGGTCGATGTCCTGCCACACCCAAGTGTTGTCAGTGATGGCGACGTTTGTGCCGGTGTACAAAGTGTTCCACGTAATGCCGTCAGTGGACGATTCAAAAACGTAGCTCCATGTTTGCGAGCCTCCGCCAGCAACGTATGGCAAGAAGCCAACCGATGCTACGTATATGTTTTGGCCAGCGCCGTAATCGATTGAAATGTTTCCGGCGGCTGAGCCTTGCTGACAAAATGTGCTGGTGTCGCCGTCAAATGCGTTTGCCGCCACGCCGCCAGCAGAAGATGCAACCGTTCCGGTTGGGCGATCCATGGTTCTGTACAAAACATTCAAAGCGTCAACGGTGCCCGCTGGCAACGAATAAATGTATTCTTCGGGTCTTGCGCCCAGAATATTTTTCTGGATACACCAATACTGTATGCCGCGATTGGCAAGGTGGCTCAAGAAGAAAAACAGCGACTCCCTTGCTGACACCTGCTGTTCAGATGTAAGCTCCTCAGCCAATTTTCCGCATCTACGCGCACCGTGTTCAATCAGTGTCTGTACGTCTATGACGGTGGTTCCAATGGTTCCTGAATACGACATTAATCTTCCTACTCAACATTGTTAACCAAATCACCATCCCGGACAATCCCAGCGCTTTAGCGAAGCCTTTGCGCGGGGAGCGTCACCCTTTGAATGCTCTACAACACCGCTCATCCGAGCGCAGAATGAATCTTTGCGTGAGCCGCCCTGTGGCTGTGGAGCCTTTAAGTTTGACCCAGTCTCGCGGTTGTATTTGGCGCGACCTTTGGCCGTTAATCCAGCGCCTTTTGACTGCGGAAGTTTTTCTCCGCGGCCAACTGATAAGGATGGATTTTTTGCCATGTTTTACCAACAGGACTTGGTCATCTTGCCGCCTGATTTCATTCTGGCTGTTTTGGCTGACTGCTTGAAGGCATCAGCCGTTGGCGCACCTTTGCTACCCACTCGGCGCATTTTTTCGCCAGAGCCTTCAGAAATCCGCTCACGTTTTGCATGAATATTTTCATAAAGTCCCTTTTTTTTCATGTTGTCCGCTCCAAATTTAGGCTTGAGCTTCTTTCCAAGATAGACGCGCCAAGATTGTTTGCGCCGCCGCGCCGGTGTTAGTGGCTGACACGTAAACAACATCGGGGCCGTCGGGGTAGAAGCCGCCACGGTTTGTTGACGCTGTGTTTGAAAATCCGCCGCCCAAAATTGAGTTGCCTAAATCTCGCACGTCTCGCAAATCCAATGTTGTTTCACCATTGGTATTGGTAAAAGCCGCAATAGCCGATTCGCCACCCGTAATGGTTGCGGATCCGCTTGTGTTTAAAGCAATTTGCGCCAACGAAGAACTGATTTGCGTGCCAGTAACGGGCCGAACAAAAGATCCCGTAAAACCCGTAACAAAGGCATTTAAGGTCAATTGAATCAAAAACGGGCCGCTTGTGATAACACCCAATTCGTATGGTTGTAATTGCATGTGGTTCACAACTTCTTTTGCGCCAAACAAGCCCGTTGTGCCGCTATCAACCGACGGGGCTATTCGCAAAGCAATAATTGGAACAGTCTGTCCCGCAGGAATACTAACCGTTGAAGTTGAGCCGAAATTGAAAATCAATGATTTGTCTTCATCGAATCGTCCATCCATGATGACCGACGAACCCCAGTGGTTAAGCACAACGGTTGTGTCAGGCGAAACGTATTCAATTCCGACTGAGGCGGTTGAACTAAAAGGGAAGTTTTGTTGAGATAAAGAGCCGCCAGTTTGGGCGCGTCCGCTTATCACAAAACTTGTTGGGGTTTTGAGCGAATAGGTCATCACCTCCGCACTTCCGCTTACGCCAGCGTTTTGAACCCGAATTGATCCGCTTGGTGGGAATCCCTCAGTTGTGGTTACAAAAATGCTTGAGCCTGCAACTTCAGTGTTTGAATATGTTGCGGTAGTTTGGGTTGACGGAGAAACGCCGTCAACCTCGTAGTGAGCAGGCAAGTTGCCTGACCGCATGTACGCTTCGTATTCGATGTTGCTACTCTGTAGCGTGTGGCAATAAATAATTGCGCCGCCAGTGGCTCTCACGCCCCAGCGAATTACGCCAGCGCCATACCATGAGTAGTCAACGAACCACATTTGCATGCGCGTCAAATCAATGTTGAATCCTGACGGGCCCGTGCCATCAAGTGGGTCTTGCCACTGCGAGCGAGGAATCCGCAAATCTCGTGTGCGTGAAACCGTAAATCCGCCAATGGCAGACCCGCTATAGGACTCGCCGCGATACTCTGGCGAAATATGCAATACGGTATTGCTCTCGATGTTCAAAACACGATACGACTGCCCGCGAATGACGATGTAATCGCGTACGGTGAGTTGTGTTGCAAAAGATGTACCGATGCCTGTCACAGTACCTGATCCAAGCGTGACTTGAACAGTTCCAGAAATTTGCAATGTGCTGTTGCGTCTGACGGCAAACAGATTCTGTCCGTCAAATTCAAAGAATGCACCGTTTTGCAAATCAAAAATGCCCATTCTGTTGACGCTACCGTACCAACTGATAGGACACAATCTAAACAAGGTGTTTGTTGTTGCGGGGGTAACTCCCGGCGGAGTGATTGCCTGATACGTAAACGTATTTAATGTTGGGGTTGTTAAAATTGGAAAGTTTCCATTGTATGCAGTTTGATTTGCATTGGAAATTTGAACAACAGTGCTCACCGCTAAATTGTGCGCTCCGACAGTTGTTACCGTGACTGTTTGTCCAGACGAAGTTATTGACTGAACAGGCAAAGACGGCATCATAGATGAGCCGGTAGAGAATTGAATAGACTTTCCTGATTGATACCGGAAATATCTTCGGGTTTGTCGAATCAGTTGAGCGTTTGGCACAGACGCGCCAGACGTAAACGCAACACCGCCGTCAAAAGGTCGATTAACAAGAAATCCAGCGGGTCTTGAAAAGACGTTTGACGTGCCTGCCGAGTTTGTAATCCCGCTGGCGGCAAGAATTGATGTGAAAGTAAATGTATTCGCGGTTGCGGCAGAATCGACAGTCCACGCTCCATTTGGAGGGTTTGTGCCGGTCAAGCCTGTAATGTAAATTTGATTGCCCCGGCTGAGGCCGTGAGGCGTGACCGTAGTCACCGTGACCGTTAGGCCGACAGCGGTGAACGCGCTTAAGGCAAGGTTAAATCCGCATCGCGAGAAGAAGTTCCCGGTATACGCATATGTGTTTGCTGGATTGGCGTAATTAACGCTTGCAGGCACAACACCACCCGCATAAAACGTGAAGCTTGTACCGCCCGAGGTTGACTGTACGTACCAAGTGCCGTTTATGTTTACGTCGAGTGCGTTTTGAATAACTACTGGCTGGCCAACTGATGGGGCGCTAGAAGTCACATTCACCGTGATCAGTGAACGAGGAGATGCGCCGTCTGAGGTTATGCCTGTGCCGAAAACTATTGGCAACGGCACTTGTGGGTCGAAATAAATACTTTGCCGATTATTTTGCAAAGAAACGGATTCCCACTTGGTGGGTTGTAGGCCGTATTCAAAATCCGTGTCAATCAGCGATTGCGGCAATGAAACGCGAAGCTTGTCAACACCATCGTATGCGTGTGACCGAGCCGAGGCTTGGGTGTTACCTTGGTTTTCATTACGTGGTATCGGGTGATTTTGTGCTACTTGTACAGACATGACATTCCTTTGCAAAAACTGCAAGGGCCACAGCCCTTGCATGAATCAACGCGCAACTTGAAAATTAACACATTTCTGTGTTGCCGCCTTTTTTATAGACTCGCGTGCGCATCTGCTTTGCCTGAGGCTTGTAAACCTCATCACGCAAAGCGCGTGAAGAATGATTTACAGCCATAGGTGCAGAGGACTTTGCCATCGGTTTCGCCATCGGTTTGGCCATAGTTGCTCTACCGCCGTTTGCATAAGCGCCAGAGAAGTTGACTTGGCCGGTAGCAGGAGGTGATGGCTTTTTCATACCTTGGGGCATTTTTTCAGCCTTACCGGTATCAACCATGCCGCCTTTGGCGTAACCGCCAGCGTTGGCCATAGCTACGCCACCAGTCTTGTAACCGCCGGGTTTGTTGTTCACAACACCGCCAGTTTTGTAACCGCCTGCATTGCTCATTGCCACACCGCCAGTTGCCATTTTGCCGCCATGCTTGAGCTTCAGCTTTGTTTTGTCTGCATGCTGTTGCGTGTCGTGTTGCTTCATAGCCTTTTGGACGATGGCCTTATCTTGCGCCATGTCAGCCTTACCGCCCTTGGCTCTTCGCATTGGCTGAGCCGCTTTGAGCCTAACCGCACTATCATCCAATGCTTTCAACCGAGCTTGGTCTTGCTCTTTTCGGGCGATTGGATCGACGGTGCGTGTTGTAACACCTGTGGCGGCTTTGACTACTGGCTTTAGGGCCTTGGTCAATTTGGTCAAAGGATTTTTGACAGATGCATTCACAACTGGTTTACCCTTGAAAGCAGGCTCAGCGCTCATTTGCAAAGCGCCTCTCATCTTGCCGCCGCCTGCCATTTTTGTGTGACCGCTTTCGGCTTGACCGCCGTCTTTGTAATTGACGTGGCCACCCTTTTTCAGCTTCAGAATCACTGATGGCTCAGTGGTTTCCATTTTCACCATTGGTTTAAATTGACCCATGACATTCCCCTATTAGGTTGCAAGGTTTTGATTTACACCAAACGCACCCAGTCGAGTCGCGTTGGGGCCAGCGGCAATAGCGGGAAGCATGATGCCAAGCACCAAGCGTCGGATGCCGTTAGGGGCGGAAGTTGGCGAAAACGTACCGCGCACGTCACCAGTGGTGGTGGTTGCGGGGTTGGTTGTATCGGCCACAGCCAAAGTGCCGGTGTCCAAAGCAAAGCCGGAATCCCAGCCTACGTGACAGATGTACACGCCGCTTGTGATACGAACAGGTACGCCAAGAAGCTGACCAGTTCCGACGGTGACAGCAGTTGTACTTCCACCAGCAGTTGCTACGCTGGCAATTTGGAAGAAGGCTTTTTTGCCTTGCACGGTACTGTTTGCAACCGACGTAATGGCTTCTGACATGGCCTGACCGTAAAGATCCCAGCCGGTGACTGTGTGCACTTGAGCAGTTCCACCAGCCGCCAAAGTGACGTTAACGTTGCGAGGGCAATCCAACTGCACAACAGGTGTGCCGTCGGCGCGGACGACGTAACGGTTGCCAAGCAAGCTGGTGTTAAGCAAGGAAAGGTTGCCAGCCGCCGCAGGTGTTTGGCTGGCGCAAATATTTGCCGTGTTGGAAGTCAAGGGAACCACGTCAAAGACGTAGATTCGACCCATAGGGCCAACACCTGTATCCATTTGCGATGGATCGCCAAATACAGCATTACCAGACAAGGTCATGGTTGTGCTGGAGGCTGTTTGTGAAACGTTGACAGAGTAAGTGCCAATGCCGCCTGTACCAGTCAAAAAGCCAGTAACGAACGTACCGGCAGTAACACCAGTTCCATTCACTTGTTGGCCAAGCTGAATAACGTCACCCGTCAAAATTGCAGTGACAGTCAGCACTGTGGTTGCGATTGAACCGGTAAAGGTTGCGGATGTGGGGTACTGGGTCAAATTTTGATAAGTTGGGGCCGCACCCAAATATAAGTCGTCTGAAAATTGAGGCATCGTCTTCTCCTTGAAAAGCTTGACGAAAATTAAAAAAAGGGGCGAGATTTTTGTCCCGCCCCACTTTGCACTACGGTTAAACGCCCGGTGTGCCGTACATGGCACGCCAGTCGGTGAAGCCAACGTCGTAACGCTCAGTCGCTTTGTAGCGCATAGAGTCAGTTTCGAAGTCGCCTTCCATGGTTTTCTCCAGCTTACGGCGCATCAAAAGCTTCATGCCTTCGGGCGCGTCAGTCTGAACCCACCATGCGTTGGGCGAAGTCAAACGAGACAACACTGCGGCACCTTGGTCAAGCAGACCAATGGCTTTAACAGGGTTGATGTCGTTGTTTGCTGTACCGCTACGCAGGACAGATTTCAACAAAACTTCCGCTTGGAAAATGTTGCCGGGGGCAACCACCAATTGCTTGGGAACCAAACGAATACGCTTACCGTTGTTGTCAACAGCTTGACGGATTTGAATCAGCATCTGTTCGAGAGATGTTTGAGACAAGTTCGCCGCGGTGGACAACAAATTGCTAGCGGTGCCGCTAACGATTGGGTGCGCGTTGGAGTTAAGTTGAACACCATCACCGCCGGGGTAGGAGGCATTGAAGGCGCGGTTCAAAATGTTAGCCGACAAGGTTTCTTTGGTTTCAATCAAAGATTGGGCCAAGTGTCGAGCGTAAACATTGCCGATACGGATGTGGTCGCCGTCTTCCACAAGCACTTTGGTCAACGCAAAGGCCAAGCCATAAACGTTGTACACATAGCGCTTCAGGAACAGCACGCCGCCTTGTTGGTAGCTAACGGGTGAACCGTCAGGCAACTGAGGAGCGGCACCAAATCCATAAAGGACAGGCTCTTCATGATAGTTACGAGGAATACCTTCAGACTCACGAAAAACTCGTGACCATTCATCGGTACGTTGGTCATAGACTCCATCGAAGCACTCGTTGAGAATTGGTTCAACGATGCTTCTAAAGTCCGTACTGCGCATTGGAGCGGCCATTTTTTAGTCCTCCTAATTAAGCAAATGCGGTGAAGCTACCGAACATTTGTGATTCTGCATTAACGGCACGAACAATGGTGAAGGCATCGCCCCACGCGTTGTTCAAGTCGGGCGAAATGTCAACAATACGCATTTGACCTTGGACACCGTTACCAACCAAAGAGTTGGACAGGGTGGCCGCGGACAAACCAGTGACTTGCGAGCCTGCCGCCAAATTGGCGGTAGTGAAGTTGGCTTCGTTGCCAATTGAAGTTTGTGCAACTGAACCATCAGCCTGAATTTCATAAACGATGTTGATGTCGTTGTAGAAATACGCTACGCACGAACCGGCTAGGTAAGTGGTGTTGGCGGGCCATTGGTTATTTACACGACGCAAACCTGTTGCATCGGTGTACTCCACACCAGCAAAGGCACCAGCAAAAGCTTCAGTGCCAGTGACAGGGGTGATTGTTCCCGCCGACGCTACATACTTGACGGGCTGACCCTTCAAGATGTTCGAGGATAAGCCAGACGCGATTCCGCCAGCAAGCGCTTGTGCACGATCCAAACCAGAAGGGTGGAACGACGGGCGCATACCGAACGGAGCATTAGTTGAAGACATAGTCTCACTCCTTGTTTAAAAAAACTTTGCTTAGCCTTCAAAAGTTGGGCAAGCAACGGGTGCATCAATATTGTCCATACCCTCACCTTCAACCACTCCGAGCCTACGTCCTGAGCTATCTCGTGCCACTTGTTTTGTCGCGTCAAGACGAATCTTGTTCGCTTCTTCAAGCGGCGCATCGTGGTGAAAATGCTTCATGATCTTTTGGTAAAGCCCATTCGGGATTTTGAACAAAAGCATTTCATTACACGCTACGAAACCTACATGCTCACCAGCTTTTACTCGATAATTTTCAAAACCGGACACCTCATTCGCCGTGACGTGTGTGTATCCAAGTCGGATTCGTTTATCGATACTGTCGTAACTGTTCGTGGTAGATAACCAAGTCACATGGAACCCGGGTATCTGGGGGGCAGTGGGCAATGCCTGTTGTGTCCATTCATCCTTCCACATTTGCTCTGCAAAATGCTCATCGGTTGATACGAACGTTTTCTCTGGGGCCTCTCGACTTGAGTCAAGACTTGCGCGATCTTCGCGTCCACCAGCAGAAAGGTTTTTCTTTAGACGTTTATCCATTTTTTGAACTCCTTAGGTATTTAAATTTTTTGCTTCGAGCGCGTATCGTTTAATCATCTTTGCTCGTTTGACGGGATCGTCCCACATACCTGCATCTTTCATTGCTCTCACCTTTTCGGGTGATAGCGTGATGGTGTTTCGACCATCTGAAGACGATGCATGTTCGCGGCCTGATCCTGTTTGAAAATTTCTTGGCCTTTGAGTCCTCACTGGATTTTCGTCCATGTCATCAGTATACCTATGGGGCAAGACTTTTTGCAAGCGTTTGTCAAGCTCAAACCAATAATCTTGTGACGACGGGTCGTACCCTTCGCTGACAAGCTGTTGATCTTCGGCCAAGGCGATTTTGGAATCGCGGTCTTGGCCCCGGGGGTTGTACCAAGTGTTTTTTGAAATCCACCGTTGTGAATGACGCGTGACCATGGGGTCTGGCGCTTCTTCTTTTTGTGGCGGCGGAGTTGTGAACCTGCGTTTTTGATTAACTAAACTTTCATAGTTACGCGAGGCTTCTAACAGCAGTTCTTGAGCGCTCACCATCAAATCGCCGTTGCCGGTATCAGCGGCTTCTTTAATTTTTTGTTTTGCGTAAATGATGCTGTTCTGTTCGTCGCTGATGCGCTTGTCCAGTCGTGCCAAGTCTTGCCCTAAGGCTTTGCGCTCGACAACCTGTACGCGCTCCAACAACTGTCGGTTTTGCTGTTCCAGCATGGCCAGCTTGGCATCTTTTTCTGCCTGTACTGAGCGATGGTAGTCCTTGCGTGAGCGACGTTTTGCGCGTTTAGCTTCGCGAATGGCTTGTGCTTCTGGATCTACGAATCCATTGGCTTGTATCTCAGCGGCTTCCGCCGCCGCATCATCGTCATCGGTTTCTACTGGATCAACCGATTCGTTTTGCTGGGCTTCTGGGCTTGGAATGCTTGGCGGCAAGTCAACGACTGCACCACCATCCGCGGCCTCCTGAATGTACATAACCTCTTGGGTATTTTGTTCTGTGCTCATATGAATGCCTTCATTGCAAGTGGGTTGCCAGTGACGGTGGCGATCAATTCATGGTCGTTGAGAACCATAAAAAGGACGGGGTCATCATCGTGTTCAGCGTTGGGCATAGGAACCTCCCAGCGGTCGCCGCCCCACTTGGGCACGCGCACGAAGTCGCCTTCTTTTACCCACACACCTTCCACCCACGGCTCCATGGAGTCGCGCTTACGAAAGGCCAGAGGGCCCAACATAAGAACTTTGCCAACCATGTTTTGCCATTTTTCGGTTTCCCGTGTTTCTTCAACCAACACAATCCCGCTTGCAGTGACTGTCTTTTTTGTCCGACGCAGTTGTACTAAAACTCGTGCGCCAAGTGGTCTTGCTCCGGGGTCTACAAGAGGAAAAGCCTCCTCTACATCAGCGGCATAACCCGCTACCGTGCTATCACTCATCATTTTCTTCATCCATTAAACGTTCAAGAATATCCAACGACTCTTGCAAGCCTGCGTATTGACCAACCATTCGGTTGTAAGACTCAATGTTCAGGGCATAACCCCCGGCTAATGAGTCTTTCAAGTCCGACTGGCGAGTTTTGATAGCGCTAATTAAATCGCTGACAAGACGCATACTTACTTTTTGCCTTTGGGCTGTTTGAGAGCGGCCAATCCGCCCATGCTCTTTTTGTTCGCCGTGGTCGCTGTTTGTGATTGCATTTCATTGACGCTTTGACCTGTGGCCAGACGATAGTGCTGTCGTGTAGGGCCGGGTGGTGTACCGCCAATTTTTCCGTTTGTGCTCATGGTTAACTCCTTAAATCACGTTGTGCTTGCTGGTTAAGTTGAATGGCAGTTTTTTCCTGCTCGCTACGCAGTCGTATCTCGTCAGCAGAAATATCGGCTGTTTTGATGCGCTCTGTTGTAAGGTTGTTTTCGGCGTTCATGGCAACCTTAATTTCCTGATCCCGCTTTTTCAGTTCGATGTCGGCTTGATCTCGCGCCGCACGACGCTGTGTTTCGGCCAACGAAGCCTGCAACACGGCCTCGGCATCTGAGTCCAGTGGCGGCTTTTGCTGGAAGCCTTGCATAAGCTTTCCAAGCTCTTGGAGGGCTGGCACGACCTTGGCAAACGTTTCTGCCGAGTCCAGCTTGACGTGTGCGGCGGCAATTGCCATGGCCTTGTCCAGCGTGCTGGCCAGCTTGTTGTCTTCGTATTTGCCCAGTTCCACGGAACTGCCAGCCGTGACGTAGGTTTCCATCTGGTTTGTGTACCACAGCATCATGTGCTGTTTGATGTGTTCCATCACCAATGGCGTGTAAGTCTGCGCAATCAAAGGGTTTGACCCCAAGTTTGGATCCAAAGCAAAGTCCAAATGCGTCTGAATGTGGGCCAACTGGTCTTGTCTGGCGTAAGCGAACGCTTGCTTACCAAGCGCCATAGCCGCATTCTCGTTTGACGCGTCCATTTCCTGCGCTTTTGTCTGTGATGGCATCAATTCGTTGGCGTTGGGGATCTTGAGTTGCTTCATAACGCGGCTCAACACGGCGTTTTGGTCAAAACTCTGTGGATAAGTGGCCATCAACTGCATAACCGCCTGCATTTGGGCCATGCGCTGTGTTTCGCTGAAGATGTGCGGGTCAGAAACGGGAACGATGTCGCTGTTGCGATCAAAATCCGACTTTGAAATCTGCAAATCCTCGACCATCTCGCCTTTGTACTGTTCATCCAAGTACCAGCGGTTGATCCGACCCAAAATTTGCAAAACTCGGCGTTGCGAGTCGTGCATACGGGCGTGAATTGAACTAAAAACCTTAGCGCCTTGCTCGATAAGCGCCTGAGTCGTGCCAACGGGCATGTTGCTGTTGACATCAGCGATTTTTTCCTCTGCCGTGCTCACAACACCCTTAGCCGCGTTGCTCAGCCATTCCAACAACTGGAACAAAACCGGGCTTGGCTGGTTAAAAGGCATGGGCATGGCAATTTTGCGGATGTCATCGATGCCGGGAGCCGCTTCAATCTCCGTGACCTGCGTGATTTCAGGCTGTTGGGTCTGGCCGCTGTTGCGCCCGCCCTTGAGCTTGAGCATGGTCAGCGAGTTGTTGACGTGGGCGGTGTCCAAAAGGGCCCGCAAAGCGCCTGTGAGGGCCGCAGACAGCCCGCCAATCAGGTGGGGCAAGCCGATTGCGTACGCGCCACGCCAAGGGATGAACTTGAACTCGACCAGCCAGTCCAGCTTGGTCATGCGAGCGTCGCCTTTTTCCCAGTTGCGATACAAACCCACGGCTTTAAGTGACGATTCATCGATCATCAGGATATAAGGGGCTGATTTGCCGCTTGCATATTTGTCGTCTTTAAGCTCGAGCCACGTATAAATGTGGAAAACACGACGCAAGCCGTCTTCGTTGTCGTTGAATTCGCGCCCCTCGATCTTGTTTGAGGCTTTTTCCGCGCCAGATTCTTCTGGCTCGCTTGAGGCCCGCACAAACGTGATGTCTCGGTACAAACCCGACTCGATGCGTCGCTCAAATTCCCATTCCGTGATGTCTTGGATTTCCGACACGCGCTGTGCGGTGTAGAAATTGGATGCCGCAAAGGGCAAAAGCATGTTGTCGATCGGAATGAACTCCGCGCACGGACGGCCAAGGTTCTCGTCGTACCACATCTTCATGTACTGACTGCCGCCCAAAGGCAATTGGGTCAACAACTGCTCTTGCTCGTCGCGGAATTCTTGGATTTGCTCCGTGAGTTGCCAGTTCATGTAGTCGCGCTTGCGCTCGGCTCGGTCAACCTTTTCGTCAGTCTGCTCGCCCAGAATGTGTGTACGCACAGGGCCGTCTGGCGGGAACATTTCTTTCATCGCACTGGCCGCAAAGTCCACGCAAGCCTCAGCCATTACGGGGTGCACCACCTTGCTTGCGCCCATAAACGACGCGCCGCCCGGGGCATCATCACCCAAACCGGTGCGACGGATGCCGTCTTCATACTGTTTGTCGCGCTTCTTTCTGGCTTCCTTGTCTTTGTCAACAAGGTCAAGGTAGCGGATCGTAATGTCGGACAAATCAAAGATGTCGAGCGTCTCGGCCAGATTTTCGTAGAACTCGCCGTCTTCCCGCGGGCCTTTGAACTCGTCGGGCATACGCACAATTGCGCCGCCATCAGGCGTTTCAACTACGTCCTCGTCTTCGACCTCGGGAGCCTCGACTTCCACTTCCTCCTCAAGCTCGTCGTCCAGTTCATTAACTACAACACTGTTGTATTCTCCGTCGTTTTCTGAGGTAATTGGGGGTTTGGTGGCCATTTTGTGTAACCTTATGTTAAAATTTGTTTATGAGCTATCAAATTGACTTCAGCGAGCATTACAAGCAAGGCTACCCACACGTCGTTGTGCCTTTGGACACCGAAAACTGGGGCGTGCTGTTTGTCCCGACAAGCGAGATTGTTGGGGCTTATATGACTCGCGCACATGCGTTGCGTTGCTGTACATCATTTAATTGGCTGTATTGGCAGGCAAAGGCTTCGCATTACTTGGCACGCGACGCAATTTTGAAGGGTCAACAAACGAACGATCCATCTTCCGCAAAGCGTCCCTCTTGGCCTTGGCGGCTGGGTCAATTGGTCGGGCACCTTCTTCTGCGTAAGTAGAGCTATGCATATACATCAGGTCTTTTTTCTCGTCCGCACGGCCCAATTGCGTCTTGGCATCTTTGCCTAAAACGTTGCGAGCGGCGGCTTGCGCGTCCAGCAGTTCTTTGTCAACCGCGTTTGCCTTGGATTGAAACGGAGCAACAAACACCGAGCCTGTGCGCGGGTTATGCGACACGATCATGCCGGGCAATTGTTGGCCAATCAGAATCACTTCTTCTTTGGTCAACGGCCTGCCAGACTTGCTTCCAATCAGCATTGCCGACGCGTCCTTTATGTTGTTCGTGGCGATTGGCAAGAACCGGTGTGCGGCCATGGCCTCTTGGTTCAAACTGCGGCCAGCGGTGGCTACATCGGCTCGTAGCTTCTTGTCGGTGGACAAGTCGCCGCTACGCACGCTGAACGCTTTCATCGGATTGGTTTCAAGTGTCGGCGGGGTGTCCTCGTTCATGTAAACGCCCTGACCCTTGCGCTCTTTGGCCTTGCGTCCGCCAATCGTGGTCATTGGGACTTCCGTGCCCTCGCCAACGCTTTGCTTGGTGATGTAGTCCTGAAACGCTGGGCTTTTGTATTTGCCCAGATCCGGGCCGACACCCTCTACCGTGATGTCAACCGGGGTGAATGGCCTGCGCATGGCCGGGTAGGCGGCGTTCATGCCCATCTCGGTTGCCCGGGGTAAGCCCTCTTGGATGATTGTTTTGGAGGCTTTGCCCAGCGGGCCAGCTACCAGCAAGGGATCGGCCACAAACGATGCCACGTCGCTCAGCATCGGGGTTTCATTCTTACCGGAACTCAAGCCGTATTTCTTGTTCAGTGCCTTTGCGCCTTTGGATGAAAAGTTGCGATCCTCAGGCATGGCCAGCTTGTTGACCTTTGGGGGAACCATCTTGCCGCCCATTACGGACTCGGGCACGTAGCCACGCTTGTTCTGGACTGCGGCTTGTTCTCGCAAATAATCAATGGCTTCCAGCGGCATGTTCATGTAGTCGCCCATGCCACCGGCCATGTTTGCGCCAATGTCATCTACGATGAAATCAGCCAATGCCCGGGGCTTGGTGGCCAGCGTCTTGACCTCCCGGCCAAATTTTTCGCTCAGCTTCTTGGCCATGCGTCGCATGAATTCAGAGTCTTCGTCTTCTGGCGGGGACGAATCCACGCCAAACGGCTCGACGAATCCAGCCTCTGCGTAGGACTGAACATTGGTTCCGTCAGCGATTGGGTTTTTCATGCCAGCAAACGTTTCGCGCAGTTCGGCCAGCGCCGGGACATAAATGGGTGACGGCTTCTCGGGGTCGAATGAATCGGCGGATCCGCCAGCCTTCATGTGCTTGACCAGATCGCCGTGGCCCCAGCCTTCTAAAAGTTTATAGTGTTCCAACGAGGCCACCCTTCTTTTGCGTTATGTCTTTTTTGCTTGTGTCGTACGTGCCCTTGTTGCCAATGGCAGACTTGATTACGTTGGGGTTGAACACGCCCAAGTTTTTGGTATCAAGCTCTTTGACGTACATGCCGTCATGGCCTAGATCTTTTAAAGCCTTGACGATATAGC